CTTCCGTTTTCTTTTCAGCAGTGTCACAACGACTAATCTGAATAGAAATCTTATTGTAAAAATAAGAATCTGGAATTGTATTCATTGCTTCCTCCAGACGGGCATAGTCACCCGCTGGAACGGAAACCGTGAAGTATCCCAAGTGATACCTTACTCTGCTTTTGTCGAAGTCAGAGAGCTGCACTTCTATTTCTCCTTATCCATCAATTATAAAAGCAAGTAATCAACCAAAAAGGCCGCCAAAGTAATCTGTAGAGCCGGCTTTTAAGCCAGCCATATAAGGATCTTGGGTGGTGTAAAAAGACAAGAAAGACGAAGGGTTAAGCGCTTGCGTTAATAAGCTGCCCACTAATTGCTCTTTAATTTCATCTTCAATTGTTTTTTCTTTTTTACCAGCGCCTTGCATTTTTGCTCCATAAAGAAAAGCCTTAAGAATATCCTCAGTTCGGTTCTCGCCAGGAGCAACGGCTACGGCTTCGTCAGAAACACGGGTGGTTACGGCTTGGGGTAGTTTATCTAAATGGAAAACATTCATCTCATAAGGGCCGGTCCTTAAGGATGCAACATTACCAGCCGCACCTTGACCCTGGTGCGTTGCAACACTTCCCTGGCCGCGAAACCGAAGCTGAGTCCCGGGCGCAAACGCAATATCTACACCACCGTGATCAGAGGAAGCACCTGCTTTCGGTGCTTTGCGCGGACCCATCTCACTGGTAATTGTCCCCGCTGGATTCAATTTAAAACCGGCTTGTTCCGATGAAAATAAAGGTGACCAACCCTTTGCGCCAGGTGGCAACACTTCTAGGTATTGACCAAGATCTTTACGTGCGCCAGTAATCGGAAAACGCTTTCCGTCTTTTAAAACTTCAAAGTGAAAATGAGGCCCGGTGGAAACACCAGTAGATCCCTGGGTGCCAAGGCTTAAATATGACATTATCCTTTTCTTTTTATTTTAAAACTAAAAACCCCTGGTTTTCCAGGGGCGATATGGAGATGAGAGTTAGACGCGGATTAAATCAGCGGCCAAAACAGCCTCCCAGTCAACCCTTTTGATTTGCTTCAGTTGTTCGAGATTGTTGAATCTTTCACCCGACAAAGACATCTGGAGATCTTTAATCTCACGTGCTGTTTTTAAGCCGATGCCCTTGATATGATCCGCGATCATCTGGGCAGTCGCTGAATTAATATTCAGGCGATTATCAGGTGGGAAGGCTCGGGGCTCTTCTTTGGCTGCTTTATCTTTTACCTGGAGAGTTTTGACTGTTTTGGTCGCAACTTCATCAGGTTCGATTTCGTTTTTGTAAGCGGTGAAAAGACGGCCGTCCTGGTCCTCAAGCATGAACCAATCACCGTTATCCCACTCGCTTACAACTTTGACTCGGGCGCCAGTTTTTTTGTGCTGGTAGAGCATAGGGACCAAAAAAATATCTGGTCCCAGTTTAACTCAATTAGCTAACTGTGCGACCAAGCAGGTAGCCATCGATATCTTCGTAGCCAGGAGCTTCATCAGGTTGCAAGTAGCACACTTCAACCACAAAGTAGCCGCTCTTGCCAGCAGAAGAGTCGCCGCTGGAAATGTACCAACCACCGGAAGTGGAGGTAGCGGTTTGCGAACCACGGGACTGCACTGTATAGGTTGCAGCAGTAGTGATCTTCTTGTACACGTTGCTTACGGTCACACCATCAGCACCGGTAGCGGTGAGGAAGGGTTGAGTGCTGTAAGCAGCGGTACCAGCGGCGAAGAAGATTTCGCCGGCTTGTCCACCAGAGGTGGTAGAAGTTAAGTTGGCTTGCGCCACGGCTTCACCCACGGTACCTGTGGAAGTCAGGCCGGTAGCAAAGGTGATCACGTTGCCGGTGGCAGCGTAAACACCAGAAGCCACACGACCATCACCCCAACCAGAAGCCACGGAAATGGTGGCGCGGTAGACGTAAGCAGGCAGGGTGCTGTCGCCAGAAATCACCATACCGGTGATGTCAGGACGAGTGTCGTCCTGGCGATAGGGAGAAGGAACGATCACGTTGCCAGAAGCAACGGCGCCCACACCCGAAGTTGCGGTAACAGCCAAATAACCACGCTGTTGAAAATAACGGTAACCAGGGACGGCCAGCACCGAAGTGGGACCACCCTTGGAGGCGTTATTGGTACCGTTATCGTTGGTATCAATATTCTTGTACCAACCGTTAAGAGGCTCTGCCCAGTTACCCGGGAAGATTTTTTTAGCTGACAAATAGGTCATTTATCTCTCCTGTTGTTTTTATGTTATAGATCAGACAGTGCCGTCATCAGACACATAGCTAAAAGCAGTGGTCACGAAGTCCTTATTAAGGATTTCAAAGCCAGCATACAGTTGCCAAATCAGAATGATGAAGCGGCTGAAGTCGTCATTGTTGTTGATCAGAACTTGAGCGTTCGGACCACCGATACCAACGCCAATGGCTTGAGGGCCGAAGAAGTAACCTTGGGCCACTTCTTGAGAAGCGTAGGTGCCACCGGTACCAGCAAAGGAAGTGGTGACGTTCTTGGTCGGGAAGTTGGTCGACTCGAAGAACTTCACACCTTCGAATTGCACACCAGTCGGCATCACGGGTTCGCCAGCCAGGAAGTAGGCCTGACCAGCTTGGGGGCCCATGTAGAAACTAGCGTTGTTAGGCATCATGGGGTTGCCCATGTACATGCCTTGACCGGGGTTGCCACTGTAACGGGCAATCTCACGGAAGTCAGTATCACGACGCAGGTGCATCATGAAAGTAGGATCGCAAATGCAACGATACAGACCATCAGCGAAGGTCGGCACGTTGCGCTTACGCAGATCCTTCACCACGGTCAGCAGGTCGGTACGCACCGAGAACTGCTGGAGATCGGCGGTGTACTCAGCGGAGGTGTAGGTGATTTGACCAGAAGCATTCTTGGTCTTGCTACCAGGGAAGAAGTAACCGCCTTGGGTGCTGGAAGCGGCGCCATTGGCTTCGGCTTTAGACAGTTCGTCAATGAAGACGCGGTCACGCCACCGGCGATAATCGTCGAGCAGAGTCAGCGAACCAATGCTCTGGTGGAACATATTCAGGTTGCCGGTATCCAGCAGCAGACGCTGGGCGGTCACCAGAGTTTCACGCGCAATTTTGAAGGTACTGGGTTGAGTCGGATCACCCGGGTCGGCAGGACCGGTGTATTCCTTCAGCACAACAAGCACCTTCTCTTTGGTAATGTTGCGGCTGTTGGCGGTACCAATGGTTTGGTCGGCAATGCGCTCGCGGCTGTCCTTAGTGCCGGGGGTACCCCAGAACTTATAGCGGTCTAACTGAACGGTTTGGCCAGGCTGACGAGTAAAGTCATGAACCACAACGGGCTCAACGGCCATCTCAGCAATGTAAGCAGGGTGGGGACGATAAAGTTCCGCACCAAGGATTTTTGGAAAATCGTTATCAATAAACACTTTGTGTTATCCTCCAGTGTCGCAGGAAGTGTTGTTAGCGGGTGAAAGATTCAGACATATTTATGTCTTATCTATCACAGATTTTAGCAGTCGGTAATTTATTAAATTACCGACATACTTATCACTCCATTACAAACAATTTGTTTGCAACAGTATTGGGAGTGGCATGATTCAATAAACGCCACGCGTTTTGTGGATCGCGTGTCATTTGATCATTGAAAGTACCCCAAAAATTTTCTGGTGCCTGAGGAGGCGCAGCGGCTGGAGGGGCGGGGAATTGACCAAATTGAGGCTGCATTACAGCCTGTGTTGGATAACCGCGAGTTTCCAGTTGACCTTCGCTTTCGTACACAGGATACGGACCTTCAGGGCCAAAGAACTTCAGGGTGTAATCGCTAAGAACATCGGGATTTGTAAGAATCTCGTTGTACGCAAGATTTTCTTGATGCGATTCAACCGCAAAGTTTGCGTAACCTTGGATTGTGTTAGCGGCGCGATTTCCCCAGTCTACGGCGCTGTCCAGCATTAGCTCCAGATTTAGAGCGTAGTTGTTCAGCAGAGCCGGTGTTTCTATCCCGAACGCGTCCATTACTTGCCGGGACTCCTGACTCATCCCCACGTAATCCGCGATTTCCTCCAACGATGGATTCGAGGAGGTTTGGGAATAGTTGGGCGAGTAATCCTGGCTGAGATACGAGATCGGCGTCACCGATTGTGGCGTAGCTTGGGGCGCCACCGGTTGTCCGTAATTGGCCGGGGTATACGCTGTCGTCGGCTGATACTGTTGACCCTGGAACGGGGATTGGACTGGTGCGCTCAGCAGGTTGACCACCTTGTTGAACGCCGATTCCCACGGATTGTTCGCCGGGGAGTCCGCCGTCGGTTGGAATTGGGGGGCGTATTGCGTAGGGGCTGATTGGTAGCTGGGGGCCGCCTGAGGTACCGCTTGGGGGTAACTGGTACCCACCTGATAAGCCACCGGTGCCGGCGCTGTCTGTGGTGCTGCCACCACGTAGCTGCTCGGAGAGACGGCCGCTGGTGCTTGGCTCGTCTGTGGGATCGATTGGACGGTAGCGTCCTGCATAACTCATCTCCTTTTGTAAAGCTTCTAGAGTGCGATATAGATAGGGGGTTAAATCTAATCGCGGATCCGCAGCCATCGGTAAATCCGGTGATTGCGGGTGGGGAGTTTGCATCATCCCCCCCACTAAGCGAGCAAATTGAGAGTAAGCACCCTGCAATTCATTCACCATTCTGAACGGAAACCCCGATAACATCGCGGCCCGTTCCTCATCCGTTTTTGATGGGAAGAGGTATTTCAGTGCCTCAATGCTATCAACACCTAATTCTTGCAGATTTCGCACAACAATAGAATTGTTTAAAACATCTTGTGTTGAATCCTCGTAAACAGGACCAAGCCAACGCCATTGCATCGTTAAATCACCATCTGGAATTAAACCCGTAACTCCCGGCGGGATTTGTTGTGTCTGCAAACAGGCCATCATTAATTGTTTAACTTGATCATCAAACAATTGCATGGCCTGGTTATAGGCCTGAATATCTTCCTCCAAAGCATTTTCTGGAAGATCCAATGGTTTTTCTAAGCCTGACGCAGCTGCCAGGGTATTCCGGAATAAACGCTCTTCTTGATAAATAATTAATTCAAAGCAACGACAAATGCCATACGTATAAACAGAATTTGCTTTTTTCTTGGCAGTAGCAGAAACCCGTCCAAACAACGACTTGTATTCGGTTGCGGTAACACCTGCTGAAATAGAAAGCTCATCTACACCACCCAAAGCTGTGCGAATTTCTTCTCGATACTGACGCGCAAAAGCGTTTTGATCACCGGTAATAGCGTCTGGAACAATGTAGCCAACTCGGTCGTTTGGTTCCAGGTTTGCAATTACACGCGGAACGCGTAACTGACCATCAGCACCTCGGTAAATAGGATCGGCTTTAAACCGAGATTGGCTCAAGGCTCCCATGCCAACAAACCCGGAGTTTGCCGCAATTGAAGGACGTTGAACAACAGACTCACCACCGGACTCCATCAAGTCGGTTTTAGGCCGCGATGAAAGAAGAGTTGGATTACCAAAAAACTGCACATTCTTCCGCATGGTACGAACCAAGTCGTCATGCGTACAAATATGTGCGGCTAAAGCGTCGAACTCGCCTACACCTTCTGTTGAAAAACCTTTTGGATTATTAAAAATTTCTACACAAGGAATGAATCCCAATGTATTTTGAAATGTTTTAGTGCGCCCTGGAACCACTTGATAGTTTGTATCAAAAGAAATTTCTCCTTCAGAATGAGTTTCTTCAATTATTTTTCTTTTGATAGAAAGACGAATGTAGCGTTTAATTCCACCCCGGCCCATGGTTGCTGGCCCAGTAAGGCTATTTACTTCAACATCCTGTTGAAACCCAAGACCCTGACGGATTTTATAGCTGTAAATAATTACAACTTCATCAAGCTCGCCGTCAATATTGTAAAAAGTTCTATATTCGTGTTTACGAAAATAGTAAAGACGATAATTGTTTTCAGTTGGACGAATGTAAAAAAGCCCTTGGCCATCACAAAGAAAATAATCCCAAATTGAATCTAAGCGTGTATCAATTTGATTGTATTTGAGAACACGATCAATAAAGTCTTTACGTTGGTTTCCAAAATTATCTTGTGCAGGAAAAAACTCAACACCTTGGCGTATCCCAAATAGACGCATCTGCGCCAGGTGAGACGCAACAACACCTGTATCGATAGAAGTGCCACCATCTTTCTCCAGGTAAGAATCAATAATTTCTTTTAACCTGGCCCTTGCGTCTACCGCCATCAACTATTTTCCTTTTTATCTTTATTGATCTTAGCAGCCTTTGTTTGCTTCTTTTGGTGAAGCCATTTGGAAAAAAAAATAAGCTCAGCAGGAGAATATAGTTCGGGGTGCTTCAGCGCATTTTTGACAAGTTTTTTGGTTTTCATTTTTTCTCCTTGTAACGTTTAGCCGCACGTGCAGCCTTCCCTGCTTTTTTAGCAGATTCTGTATTAGAAATAAACTGTTTACCTTTTTTACTGCCTTCACGTTTTTTGCGATCTGTCTCCGCACGTTCTTCTTTTGACAGTGAGGCCCAGGCACTCTCTGGTAGGTAACGTTTGGTGTATCCCTTTTGTATAGCCTTGTCAGCCATTACTTACTCTCTTTATATTTCTTGGCGGCAGCTTTAGCTTTACTGCGCTTTTCATATTCGTCTTTGGTCATCCACTTTTCTTTTCCCCACTTCTTTAGAGATTGTTGTTTCTCTCCTTTGCCGCCCTTGTATCCACCGCCAGCTTTTTTATATTGTTGTGCTACAAGTTGGGCCTTGCGTGCACTCCACTGGCCTGGCTTGCCGCCCTTGGAACCAGCCATCACGCGATCTTTAATGTTTTCGCGTAACTCCGGCTTTGTATATTTGCTATCGTCTTGGGCCATCAGGAAACGTATTTAGCCTGGAAACCAGGGGGTAATTGCAAACCACGCATTGCCAACGGCAATTCAAGCTGCGTAGGATTAAATGGTTCGGGCGATTGCGGCTGAGGTTGTTTTGAGGGCGGACCATAGCCGGGTGGATAGGCGGGCATATTTTGATCTAAATACTCCCTAGGCTGCATGCGTTGAGGAGAGCCATGTGGAGCAGCTTGACCAAGCTGAGGCCCATCAAAGAACTGTGCATTTACTAAACCACCCATATTTCCAACGGCACTGGAAAGATTACTGGAACCAAGGGCAAGAGGAGTGCCCAGAGGTTGCGTGAAGGGAACACGCCTACCGTCGGGAAGAATTTGTTCGTATAAAGGACTAGGGCGAAAGCCTGGTGTACCATGTGGATTCATTCCAGGATTCCATCCGGGTGACGGAAGGGGAGTATGTGGGCCCTGGGGAATCAAGCTAGCACGCAAATTGCCGGGTGCCCCTGGAACATTACTCTCTCCGCTGTAATACGCCATGTTCTTACCTTTTTAATATTTTAAAAGCACATGATTAAAACGGCATGTCTACATTCCTTTTTAAGTATTCTACTCCTCTATAACTACATAACCAGCGGAATCATTTACTTTGTTAAGAACAATTCCATTACCCTTTACGTCCCACTCAAGAACATCTCCTTCTTGCCAGCCCAGCTCTTCAAGGATTTCATCAGGAAGTGTGATGAACGGATCTCCATTTTCGTCTTCTTCAACCTCAAGGATGTAACTCATTTTAACAAAAGCTTTTCCATAAGCTTATCAAGCTTATCGTTGATCTGCCTAAAGTTGTCATGCATCTCCTTGATTTCTCGCAAGAAGTCAGCCTTTAAAACGTAGTCCAGAGGCATCCGATTAATTTGATCTTCCAAAATGTCAATCCTGCGTTTTTGGGAGCCAATGTAATCAAAAGCTTGCTGGAGTCGCTCCACCTGTCTTTCCAATAGTTTATTGGCAACCCAAGATCCGCCGGTGACAGCAGATACAATCGCCGTAATACCAATAGCAAGATACTCTGGGCCCACAACAAAAATACTTTTTCTTAATTCTAGATTCAATAATCGATATGCAGTTGCCCTTTTCTTGCAAGTCCTGTAACAAGCCAGACAAGAGCGTCAACGCAATCGTCGTGGCCACTTACACCGAAATTTGTAAGCTCCTCAAATAAATTTGTAAAATTACGAAATCGATTAAAAACAATCTTACGATCTTCAAACATGCCCATAATGCCACGAAAACGTGCAAGTTTATCTGCACGGAAACCTTTAACTGGATGCCAGATTAGATTGTAAAGACCTTCATTGTTAAGACAAACTCTTTTAAAATCTGCTTCTAAAGAAGCCTGATACTGAACAGCTTCTGACCAAATATCACACGTGGAATATGTTGGAAAATAATTACCGTTGTCATCACGGCCAATAACAGACCAATCATTAAGAAGCTCTTTCATTGCGTCAAGCTTTTCAAGATTGCCCATTACACGAAGGCGTCTGTAATCAATAATATGAATGCGATCTCCAATGCGACCGCCAAGAATCATGACCGTGTAATCATTTTTTTCTTTGGTGCCAGCGGAAAGATCAACGCCCACGCCAAGAGTATCAAACTCGGTTGAGATTTCTGCTTTCACAATTAATTCTGGAGCCAAAGACAGTTCGTTTTGACGAACAATTTGATTCATGTACTGAAATGAAAAAGCAATTGGAGCTTGACGTTTTTTTTCTTTTAAGTAATCTAAAGACCACATTTCAGGCCAATATGATTTTTCTTCTCCTGTTTTGGGATCATTGTGAATAGCCGAAAGAATAATTTGCGTCCAGTTGTTTTGTTCATTAAATGTTGTTGCATGAATATCGTCGTGTCGAAAGCGAGTGCCCAAACAAATTGCACGCGCACCTTCAAACATGGTGGGCGCAATCACAGCATTCCAGTTTTCTTGCATTTGTTTACGAATATCTGGATTGGCAATATCGGCTGCAGATTTAATAGCGTCATCAACCATAACTAGATGTGAGCGCTTGGAAGTCACTGAACCTTTAAGGCCCGCAGCACAGAGAGTGAACTGTTCATCACCTGTTGTGTCAATGCCCGCAAATTTATGATCAATGGACCAGTATTCATTACTGGTTACATTTTTCATTAAACGAACCGTTGGAAAAACTTCTTGATATCGTTTGCTTTCAATAATGCGTTTAATTGTTGCAGATTTAGAACGGGCAATATCAACCGTATAGGACAAGTAAAGAACTTGAAGAGGCAGCTTGGCTTGTGTGTGAATGCCAATAGCCCAAGCTGTTAATAAACCTAAGACAGTTGATTTTGCAGAACCACGGGGCGCTAATAGGTCAATATTGGGTCCAGCAATTTTAATTAAACAGTTACTATCTTCTTCTGTAACAAAGTGTCTGTGCCATTCTTTATGATGCGTTGCAGGAGGTTTATCAGCAACATACTCACAAAAATATGCAAAACTTTCTCGGGCTCGTGCCAGGTTTTCCGCATTGCGTGGTGCACGTATTTGCTGTTTGCGTGCGGCGGCTTTTGCGTTGCGACGATAAGCAAGGTGCGTATAACTAGGCACAAGAAAAAATTTAATAGTAATTGAATACTATCTTATTTCTGTTGTTGTTTGTCTTTTTTTTGTTTTTGATATTTACGTGCTTTTTCTAAAGCAGCTTTACGTTTTTCTTTATCGTTCATTTCACTGCCATCTTCTTTTTTAGCTTCTTTTTTTTTTAAATACTCAAGAAGCTGGGGCGGCATTTTTTTAGTTGCCACGATTAGAAGCCTCCCATTCCAATAAACCGACGCCCACGACCGGGCCCAAGATCCAAGCCTGCCCGTGGACGACCCCCTCTATCTTCGGAACGTGGTTGCGGATATCCTCTTTCCGGAGTAATCTGGCCGGTTTCTGGGAACCCAGAGGGTTGTTGTTGGCCCTGTTGAGGCGTGCCAGGTCGACGGCCTAGTGCTGGCCTGTTCATTTGTGATGCCCGCGCTTGTCCTGCAAGTGAGGTTTTAAGATTAGAAACTGCACCCATGAACAATCATTAATATTAAAAATATTATAAAAGGACTATTCTTCTAATTGCATTCGAGCCCACACGCTCATTGTTGCTTCTTCTAAAGGAATTTCAATTGGATCGTCTTTAAAAATAAACATTAACTCTCGAATAGCTCGATCAGCACCAGCCATTAACAGTCCTTTGCGATCCCTGGTATTTGTAAATTTTTCAATTTGATCAATATGGCCTCTAATTTCTTTTTGCATTGATGCAATGCGAGCGACACCAGCATCACGTTTAACAACACCGTTTTCTACGTCTTCGCGTAATTTGCGAACATCTTCTTGCATCTCATCAATTTCATATAGAAGTTTCTTACGGTGATCAGGTTTTTCATAGTTGCTTTTAACCCAAAGTTCACACGCAGTAATACTTCCTTTGTAACCAAGGAAACGCGAATATAAATAAATTTCAATTATGGAATAATTATCTGATGCAAAAGCACAAAATGATTCCTGAGTAGAAGCATCTAAATTATCTACCCACGCATCAAATAATTCAATATCGATAAGCTCGTTGGGCCTGGGCGTAATCGCGAGCTTCGTCTGATTGCTTGAATTCTTGTTGTTGTTCAGCAGAAGTTCGTTGTTCAGCTCCTCCTTTTCCAATAGTTGCTCGTTCTTGCTCACCAGCGGCTTCGGTTTTCTTTTTGGAGAATTCATAAGCTACACCAGCGGCTTGACGATATTTGTCAATGTCAAACCAATTGTCAACATTAGTATTGGTAGAAGCTGAATCTTTTGTCATTTAATATGCTAATTAGAAATTACTCATCATGGAAGCGAGGCCTTGCGCAAAAATATCGCGACGGCCTTCGACAGACTTTTGAGTTTGCTGGCGACCCTTAGATGCCTCTAAACGCTCAAGCAATTGCTCAAACTGGTTAATATTAAAATAGGTGTCTGTGTTGCTCATTAACTAAAACCTTAGAAATTACTCATCATGGAAGCGAGGCCTTGCGCAAAAATATCGCGACGGCCTTCGACAGACTTTTGAGTTTGCTGGCGACCCTTAGATGCCTCTAAACGCTGAAGCAATTGCTCAAACTGGTTAATATTAAAATAGGTGTCTGTGTTGCTCATGGGAAAGCACTAATTTTTTACCTAAGAAAATTTTAGCACTTATCAATTAAAAACTGAAAGCGCCAACTAATTGTTGGTAGATGCCACCGGCTGTTTTAATTTTTTCAATTTCTTTTTGTCCTTCATTCTTCAGTTTCTGCGTTTCTTTATCAATTTCCCCTTGAAGATTAGTTAAGCCAGCGCTATACAAATATTTACGCGTATCACGAATGTTTTGAAGCTGTTCCTCAATTTCACCCGCCGTTCCCGTAAATGTGTCTTTGAACGAAGGTGCAGAAACACCAGCGCTTTTGGCGGCTGCTGCTGTAAAAGTAGGCAACAAGTTTTTATCAAAAGTAAAAGTGCGTTTGCCTGTTTTTTTGCCAGCTGCATCAACCGTTTGCTTGCCGAATTGTGTATCGTAATAATTATCTAAATAACTTTGATTAAATTTTTCTTGGTATTCTGTGCTCTTGGCTAAAGAATCACGGAGATCTTGAACACTGCTGTAATAACCTTGCCGGAACCGCTCCATGGCGGTTTTTTGCTCTGATTCTGTGGCCTTCCTGCCAAGTAATTCTTCATACGCTGCACCAATACCAGTAGTTCGGCGTCCAGGTAGTAACTCTTCCGTATAGAGTTTTGTTAATTTTGAAACGTCTTCTTCTGGAGGAGTTAATTCGTATTTGGCCGCATAATCCCTAAGTTGTTTAGTTGCATCCGAATAAGTAACTAATCCTTGTCTTAACTGTGATTCAAGACCTGTACGCAACCCACCAAAACCAGAAGCAGCAGCTGTTTTACGCGCTTGAGCAGCATCTGCGGCTTCTTTTTTCTCGGCTGCAGCACGTTGTTCAGCACGAGCTTCTTTAGCTTGTTGGGCTTCCAAAAAACGCTGAAATGTATTGTCCGGCGGCGGCGGACTGTAATTAACGCTTGTTCCTCCACCCATGGTCTAGCTCCTTATACGAAGAATGTGCTCACATCACGTGGAGCAATACGACCAAACATACCAGCCATGGCAGCCTCTTTTTCGGCTAACGATTGCTTAAGTTGTGCGCGGTTAGCACGTTGTGTTAGCTCTTTCGCTTCTGCAGAACCTTCAAGACCTAATTTACCACGGGCAACATCAAACTCTTGTGCGCCAAAACGTTCAGCCAAGGGTCCGGCTTCAAACATCTTAGCTGCTTTCTGACGGTTAAACTCAATGTCGCCACCGGCACCAGCTGAAAATAGGGGCCCAAACATAGAAGCGCCCAAGGAACCATAGGCTTGTTGCCTACCTTCCATGAGTGCTGCGTTTTGCGCCGCGAGTTGTGCCTGAGCAATATTTGCTGACGTTTGTCTTTGGCCAATACCACCAAACAAACTAGCTAAAGAGCTAACGCCACCAAGGGCTAACATTGTTGGATCAAATACCGCCATACTTTTGCTTGTTCCCTTATTTACGGGTTGTTTGTCGAAGAGATTTCCATACTTTCCGGTATAAGCTCCAGCAGGATCAAACCCCGGAAAACCTGAGGTGAAAGCAGTAGAGTAGGAACCGGTCATTACATTCTAACTAAAGTAACTCTGCGGTTGGTACGTAGAAACATTAAAACCTGCTCGTGGATAACTAGCCAAAGCTGTCGCTAATGCCTCTGTAGCATTACGAGTACCTAATGTTTGCATTGCAGCGATATTACCAAAAGATTGTGAAATTGTATCTGGAATATTAAACAGCATTTGATATTTTGCTGTTTCTGCCAAACTTTCTTTACCTAATTTTTGTCTATAGTCTGCCTCTCGTTGTTTACGTTTTTCTTCTTTGTCCAAATAATCTTGCACCAATTGATATTGTTTGTCAGGATCAACCAGGCCGGCTAAAAACCCAATTGTTGGATCAATTTTAGAAACATCAATACCTGCTTCTTTAGCTCGTTGAAGAGCAGAAGCAGGGCCGGTACCAAATAAATTAGTGGCGCGTCCCAGGACATCGGTTTGTGCGGCAAGAGAAGTATCAGGCATGATCAACCAAAGCTAATAGAAGGAGCCGAAATCGTTGAGCCAGAGTATGGATTTTGCGAAATAGCGGTGCGCAACGTAGCTCCAGCTTCTGACATGCCACGGTCAGCTAAGCTGAACATACCTGCTTGACGCCCAAGTTGCTGATAAACAGCGCCCTGTGTGTTCATTAAAGCTTGCTGATTAATCAGCTGTTGACGCATTGTTTGCTCTTGAATTGGAAGCAGCGATTTTTGCAGCTGCACTTGGGCATTAACCTGGTCCATGATTGCCTGGCGATCCAAGCCTAGCTGCACAGGACCAAGTGTTGCCAAACGCTGCCGCTCATATTCTAAATCTCGACTGCGTTGCAGGCGTTCCCGAGCTGCTTGCGTTACTGGAATCTCTGGAGTAACAGGCGTACCTGGAATAGAAATATCGGCGCCACCAGGGCCCTGCTTACCTTCTTCTACTTGGCCGAACAAACCTGCAGTACCGGACTGTGCCAGGGCAGGTAAAACAGCCTGTAAGCCAAGGCCGGCAAGTTTCATCGGGCCAGGGCCCCGCATCAAAATGTTACTAATAGGCGCCACAACAGCCGCCGTACCAAGGCCCGCAGCTGTACTAGTAACACCAGGAAGAATTCCTTGTTGCTGGAAAGTTTGTAAAGCACCTGGCGCCATAGCAGCTGTTGCGCTAAGACCAGCCACGCTACGCATCCGGCCCCTCATTTCTGGCGTAGAAACACGCTCAGCAACGTTTTGTGCCGTTTGACCAGCACCACCCATAAAATTACCAAGCTGACGGCGATAATAACGAGCAGTTGCACCAAGATTAGATATGGGATCGTCTAATGGGCCCGGATCGCCCTTCACCGGCCGTCTCTGCGTTTCTGCTGCCATGTTTTTTGTTATTTCTATATGTAAATTTTACCAGCAGATGTATTTGTTTATTTAATTACAACTGCTGTTGATACTCATAAGTAGAAAGTAATTTTTCAGGATTATTTTGTGCCGACGCAATTGCCTTATTGGTCAAATTACCAAGTAAAGCACCTGCCAAAGAACCGGCTAAGGTGATGCTAGCTTTTGCACGTGTTCTTAACGGAGCGCGTCCTTCAACAGATTTAAACGCTTCCCGTGCAGCAACGGCGCCCCCCGCTAAGGCGCCTGCAGACTGAAGACCAACAGGGAAACCAACAACTCGAACTTCTGGATAACCTTCGATATTTTCCATTGTCCCTTTCACAATACCTAAACCAAGTAAACCACGATCTTGGTATTGATTCTGTAAAACATTTTTATAACGTTCTGGAGTAAGGCTTGGAATATCTTGTTTAGCTGTCTCATACTTTAAAGGTTCACCGCGACGACCTAAAAAGAATCGATCAAATAATTCCATGGCAGGTTCTGCCGTTTCTCTACGATCTTCAGAACCTAATTCCGCGTAACGTTGAGCATAACCTTTGGGGCGAAATAACTCGCCAGGATTTGTAATGTCAAACGTTCCCAGAGATGCAGCAACAGGTGCAGTAATTCCCAAAGTAATTGCTGCGCGTTTAACCGGATGTTGAATATCGCCTAATTGCGGGACAATTTGTTCAATAGCTTTTTCGGCAAGCGCCATCGGATGGTTATAACGCCAATAAAATTGGCGCGTTGAATCAGTACCAACATCAGTTAACAACCGTGCCGAATAAGCGCCAAGGAATTCACCCGGTTTTGTAAGCGGTTGGTTGATAATTTTTGTTGCACCTGAATCCGTCTTGACTTTTGTGCCTTGACGAATTGCTTGATTAAAACGCGGATCTAAAACACTATGTCGATAATCAGGTGGCCGTACAACAACATTTTTTACAATTTCGGGTTTAGCCCGATAATTCATGTAATCAAGTGCTGCTTGCCAGCCGGTTTTAATGTCTTGAACTAAGTTCATTAAAAGAGTCCAGGGATCACGGCTCGCTGTGGCAGACCTTGAAGCTGATAAAGAGTACCATCAGCGGTGTACGGCATATACATCTGATTTAAAACTTCTTGTTGGCCAAGCTGTTGTTGTTGTGTGACCATTTGATCCATATTTTGATCTTGTTGCGCCTGCATAAACAAAGGTTCCAGCACTAAAGGCGCAGCAACACTACCGGCAATCATTGCGGCCTGTTGTGCAACGCTTGGTTCATATGTTTTTAACAAAACATCTTGAGGAATTGTTTTACGCCCTGCATATTTTTCTAGGGCTTCTTCCGGGATGTAACCACGATATTTACCCGCAAGTCTAGGGCTGAGTGCGCCAACGGCTCGTGCACCCCCGTAACTTAAACCCAAGTCAGTGACACCGACTGCAACACCGGCCAATGGATTGCCAGTTGCTAACGTAGTTAAACCGCCAGTTAATAAAGATCCTGGAATAGACGCAGCAATTAATTCAGAACCTCCCTTTCCCGCCAAACGTGCAGCGCCTTTTATGGCGGGTGACGCAGAAGGCATGCGAGCTGCTCGCTGCAAAAGAGCAGGTTTATTTAATAAGGCACCCGCAAAATCAACAAGACTAAGATACGCGGGCTTACGGTTAACCATTTTTTATTTTTACGTTATTTATATTTTATCGGTTGTATGTTTTACAACTTGTGCACGCAGTTAATTTGGTTGTTGGTCTTCAGCGCGCGCTGTTGCAACTCCTTGTTTTTCTTCTGTTTTATCTTCTTGTGTTTTTTGGGCAGCCGTTTGTTCGTTTTGAACTGTTTGTTGTCGTACCAGTAAATCTGCAACAGAAAGATTATTGTCCGCTTCATTTTTTGCTCGGTTTGCAGCCATCGACATTAAATAACCATTTGGATCAGGATTTCGGAGGTTTGGCATTGGGTTTCTAGCAATTTTGCTAGGTTTCACAGTAGGACTAATGCGATAAGCCTCAACCCATTCAGCGTTAAAATCGGGTTGATCTTGTGGACGTTGAAAAGTAAGCGCACGGCCCTCATTAAAATCGTAATCACTAGGGCGGTTAAAGCGTCCCAAGCCTTCGAATAGTTGATATTCAGGAGTAACTTTTTCGTTTGTATCAAAAAATGGAGCGTTGCCAACAAAATTTAAATCAGGGTTTAAATTTATCTTGCGCGTCATAGAGCGATTTAAAAGATCCTCCTGATTAAAACGAGAAGGGTTCCAAGGATATTGGCCTGTTTCAGGTTTTGAACGAAACAGATCGTCAAAATTTAAACGTTTACCAACTTGTCCTTGTGTATTAAAAGGATTGGTAATATAACGACCTAAATCGAGCCTAGCGTCTTTTGCCATGAGTATTTAACTTTTTTTCTCGTTCTTTTTCTTTTTTAATCCTACTAATGTTTTGCGTAAACGCGCTTGCTTCACAGTTTTTTCATCGTACTTTTCAGGATTAGATAGCACGTTCTCTTGGAGCTGAGCAGAAGTAATGCCTTTCTTTTTAGCTTTAGCAGTAAAAGCGCCTTCCT